ACTAAAAATGTTTAGTGCAGACGAAAAATTAATGGAGAAATGGTCTCCCGTCTTGGAACATGGAGATGTTCCTAGTATCGACGATAGATACAAAAAGGCAGTAACTGCTAGACTTCTTGAAAACCAAGAAGTTGCTCTACAAGAAGAAAGAGTACAACAAAGTTTTGGTAATGTAACAGAAGCACACGCTAACGCGACTGGTTCTAACATTGCTAACTTTGATCCAGTATTGATCTCTCTTGTTAGACGTGCAATGCCTAACCTTATTGCTTATGATATCGCTGGCGTTCAGCCAATGAGTGGACCTACTGGTCTTATCTTTGCAATGAAGTCAAAATACTCAACTCAAGGTGGAACAGAAGCTCTGTTCAACGAAGCTGATACTGATTTCTCAGGAACAGGTACTCATCAAGCAGATCCTACTGGTCTAGTTGGTGCTACAGATGGTTCATCACCTGTTGATGGCTCTCTAGCTACTGATTCTGATACTTTATCAACATTCGGTTCTGGTCTTCCAACTGCAACTGCGGAACAACGTGGTATGTCAGGTGGTGCTGGTGCGGCTTTTGGTGAAATGGCTTTCTCAATTGAGAAATCTACTGTAACTGCTAAGTCAAGAGCTCTTAAAGCTGAATACACCATGGAACTTGCACAAGATCTTAAAGCTGTGCATGGTCTAGACGCTGAAGGCGAACTAGCTAATATCCTATCTGCTGAGATCCTAGCTGAGATCAACAGAGAAGTTGTTAGAACAGTTCTTTCTAAAGCTAAAATTGGTGCTCTACAATCAAACGTAGCTCTTAAAGGTGCTTTTGATCTAGAAACTGATTCAGATGGTAGATGGATGGCTGAGAAGTTCAAAGGTCTTATCATGCAAATCGAAAGAGAAGCTAACGTTATTGCTAAAGAAACTAGAAGAGGAAAAGGTAACTATGTAATCGTTTCTTCTGACGTTGCTTCAGCTTTGGCTGCTTCAGGCATGTTGGACTATTCACCTGCATTGTCAACTTCTTTGAATGTTGATGATACTGGTAATACTTTTGCTGGTGTTCTTAATGGAAGAATTAAGGTATACATCGATCCGTATGCAACAGGCGACTTTGTCTGTGTTGGATACAGAGGTGCTAATCCTTATGACGCTGGTATGTTCTATTGCCCATACGTTCCTTTGACTATGGTCAAGGCTATTGGTGAAGAGGACTTCCAACCTAGAATCGGATTCAAAACAAGATATGGAATGGTTGCTAACCCGTTCGTCGCTGCAGACGGTACTGGTACTGACCGTGCTAACCCATACTTCAGAATCTTCAGAGTTGACGGAATCATGGAGTAATCCATTAGTTAATTCTAATTCGACTAAAGGGGCTCTTCGGAGTCCCTTTTTTTATACCTAGCATTTGTAACCTTATAAATAGATGTATGGAAGAAAAAACCGAAGATAGTAGATGGAACTGGTGGGGATTATTAGAAGACGAGGAAGAAGATGGCACTGACGACGAATAAAAACTTTTTAAGTCCAGTAGGCTTTACATTTAAGCTTGATGCGACTAACTTTGCAAATACAGAGTATTTCTGTACTCAGGTTACTATGCCTGGAATTAGTATTTCAGAGGCTGTAGTACCATATAGAGGTTTAAATCTTGCTATGACAGGAGATCGACTTACTTTTGAAGATTTGGCTATACGATTTAATGTTACTGAAAACATGGAAAACTATGTTGAAATATTTGATTGGATGCACAATATTATTACAACAGGGGGTACTGAAAATCAGTATAAATTTGATGCTACATTAATGATCATGTCTTCTCATAATAATTTAAACAAATCTATTAGGTTTAAAGATGTCTTTCCAACTAGTTTAACTGCAGTTGAGTTTAACTCGCAATCTACTGAAGTAGAGTACTTACAAGCTGACGTATCATTTAAATATACATCATTTGAGTTCGAATAAACTCCTTTACATTTAAGGCATTCTGTGTTATAATATATAACTATATGCCTGGAGATAATATATCATGAATTTAGAATCAATCTTAGAAATGTGGAAAAAAGATGCCGAAATTGACGAAGTTCAATTGGACGAAGCATCTCGAGATTCTGCAAAATTACACTCAAAATACCTAGACTTATATTCAGTCGCAAAAATCAAACAAAAAGATTTGGAACTTAAATTTAAAGTAATCCTTAGAGATAAGTTTAAACATTATAATGGAAAATTAAGTAAAGAAGAAATTGATAGAAAAGGTTGGGATTATGATCCATTAGATGGTCTTACTGTACTGAAAGGAGACCTAGATAAATGGTATGACGCCGATGAAATTATTCAAGATCATCAGAGAAAAATGGCATACAATGGAGAAGTAGTTAATACCCTAAAAGAAATATTAGACAATATTAAATGGAGACACCAAAATATTAAAAATATGATTGAATGGAGAAAGTTTACTAGTGGTATATAAAGATTTTTTATCTTTAGAAGAATTAGCAAAAATTAATGTTGTACAACCCAATAATCAATGGTGGGTTGAAGGTACTACAAATGATTCTTCAGATTCTCGTGTTGTTAATACATATGATATAACTGGTACATTTAATTGGTTAGATATAAAGGTATTTTCGTTTATAAAAAATTTAAATTTAGTTTACGATATTAATAAAATTAATGAAACTAAGCTATTAAAATATAGTCCTGGTGGGAAATATGATTGGCACCAAGATGTTTTATGGAATAGAAAGTTACATAGAAAATTTACATATATAATACAGTTAACTGATAAAGAAGAATATGAAGGTGGAAATTTTGAGTTTAGAGATGCTAATAACATCGATATGACTTATTCTAGAGATAAAGGTACTATTATAATATTTCCATCTATTTTATATCATAGGATTACGCCTATAATAAAAGGGCATAGAAGATCTATCGTAGGGTGGGTTGTTGGACCACAATGGAAGTAATTACTTATACAAAATTAAACGAAACTCTTATACAGATTGAATGTGAAGCTAGCACAGGTCAAGAGTTATCTGAGCATTTTTGCTTTTACGTACCCGGATATAAGTTTATGCCGGCATATCGTAACAGAATGTGGGATGGAAAGATCAGATTATTCAATATGAGGGATAAAACCCTATATTGTGGTCTTGTCAAGTATCTAGAACAATTCTGTGAGGAAAGAGGGTATCAGATAAAAGAGCACTATATCAATGGTTTAAGTGACAGTCATATCACCGAAAATATTGATTTAGAGGCCTTTATCACCGAATTGGGCCCTAGCGTGAACGGAGTAGGTATAATACCCAGGGACTATCAAATCGATGCACTCTCGCGCACCATAAAAGATGGAAAGAGATTGCTTTTAAGCCCGACAGCGTCTGGTAAGAGTTTAATTATATACATGGCATTAAGATATTTTCTTAAATATTTTGAAGGTAAGGTATTAATCATTGTCCCTACAACTTCCCTAGTAGAACAAATGTACAGTGATTTTGATGACTATTCTAAACTTGATGATTTATGGAATGCTAATGAAGAATGCCATAGGATATATTCTGGCAAAGATAAGATCAACATACCGCAAAGAGTTATAATAAGTACATGGCAATCTATTCATAAATTTAGTGGAGATTGGTTTACAGAATATGGTATGGTAATAGGTGATGAAGCTCATAACTTTAAAGCTAAATCATTAACTTCAATACTAGAAAAATGTGTTAATGCGCCATTTAAGATTGGTACTACTGGAACATTGGACGGTACACAAACTCATCAGTTAGTATTAGAAGGATTATTTGGACCAGTATATAAGGTTACTACCACTAAAGATCTTATGGATAGTAATGCTTTGGCTCAAATGGATATATCGATATTGCTGTTAAAATATCAAGATGAGTATTGTAAAACTGTATCAAAGTTTAAGTATCAAGAAGAAATCGATTTTATTGTAAAGTATGGTCCAAGAAATACATTTATTAGTAATCTAGCTTTAGATCAAAAGGGAAATACATTAGTATTATTTAACTATGTAGAGAAACATGGTAAACCATTACATGATATCTTAAGTAAAAAGATAGAGAAAGACAGGAAGTTATTCTATGTTTCCGGAGAAACTAAAGTTGACGATAGAGAAAATATTAGAGCGATTACCGAAGAACAGAACGACGCAATTATCGTTGCTTCTTTGGGTACTTTTTCAACTGGTATTAATATCAAACGACTTCACAACATAATTTTTGCGAGTCCATCTAAATCTCAAATCAGAGTACTTCAGTCTATAGGCCGTGGATTAAGACTGTCTGGAGATGATATAAATACTAAGGTATACGATATTGCAGATGATTTACATTGGAAAGGCACAAAAAACTACACTTTAAACCATGCAGCTGAAAGAATTAAAATATATTCAAAAGAGCGGTTTAAATTTAAAGTTTATGATATAAACATATAGTATGGATATAAATAAAAATATGAATTCTTTAAACATAAGACAATTTAAGCTACTTAATGGGGAAGAGATTATCGCTCTTGTGAGCGAGAAGACAGAGTCTGGTTCTTATATTATAGAAAGACCGTTTAAGATTAATTATGGAATGATCGGCGGTTTTTACTTTGTACCATGGTTCGCGTTCTCTTCTCAAAAATTGTTTAAGCTACATCAAGGTAAGATCATATATCATGTAGAAATAGATGAAGATATCAAAGAAGAATATATTAAACTGGCTAAGGATGGAATGAGACCTCGGCCTAAAACTAAACTAAGATCAGCAGATGAATTAATGAATGAACTTGCTGAAGAAATGGATGCTGAACTAGCATCAGAAGAATATAAAGAAATTGAAACTATACATTAATTAGTATACCTCTAACCTCCCCGGTTGACTATATTATTATATCACAGATTTTGAGAAATGTAAAGGACTTTTTCATTTATTTTCAATAAAAAAACCGTTTACTTTTATGTGAAACTGTGTTATAATAGAACATTATGGAGAATAATCATGACAGAAAAGACCAAAAAACCTCACTATATTAATAACAAAGATTTTTCTTTGGCTGTAGTAGAGTATGTTACTAAATGTAACGAAGCTAAATCAGAAGAAAAACCTGTTCCAACTGTAACAAATTATATTGCTGAGTGTTTTCTTAAGATATCCGAAGGTTTGAGCCGAAGGCCAAATTTTGTAAGGTATACTTATAGGGAAGAAATGGTTATGGATGCTGTAGAAAATTGTTTAAGAGCAATCAATAATTATAAAATTGAAACTGCTACTAGAACAGGTAAACCAAACGCATTCTCTTACTTTACTCAAATTTGTTATTTTGCTTTTATCAGAAGAATTGCTAAAGAAAAAAGGCAACAAGATATTAAGTTTAAGTTTATTGAAAAAATGGGTATCGATGATTTTGTACAAATGGGTATGGATTCAGAAGGTGCACAACAAACAATGGCATACGTAGATACTTTAAGACAAAGAATTGGCAATGTAAGAGATAAAGATCAAGCTATTAAAGAGTTTGCTAAAGAAGAGAAGGCCAAATTAAAAAAACTTGAGTTATTTATGATATGAAAGTAGCTATTTTAAACGACACTCATTGCGGTGTAAGAAATTCGTCAGATATATTTCTGAAGTATCAAGAAAGATTCTATGAGGAAATATTCTTTCCGTATCTAAAAGAACACAATATTAAAAATATCCTGCACCTAGGAGACTATTATGAACACAGGAAGTTCGTTAACTTTAAAGCACTTAATGCTAATCGTAAGCATTTTCTTGAGCCTATGCGTGATTCAGGGATTACCATGGATATTATACCCGGAAATCATGATGTGTACTTTAAAAACACCAACGAACTTTGTAGCCTCAAAGAACTGCTAGGGTATTTTACTTCTAATATTAACATTGTTATGAAACCAACTGTATTGGATTATGATGGTTTAGGAGTTGCAGTAATACCATGGATTAACAATTCAAACTATAAAGAATATACTGCTTTTGCGCTTAATTGCAAAGCTGATATACTTGGTGCTCATTTGGAGTTAAAGGGATTTGACATGATGGCAGGGATGCCTAATCCACACGGTATGAATGCTGATATATTTGATAGATTCGATATGGTATTATCAGGTCATTTCCATACTAAATCAAGTAGAGATAACATCCACTACTTAGGTTCTCAAATGGAATTTACTTGGGCTGATGTCGATGATCCAAAATATTTTC